AGAGCGCTTTCCGGGAACTCGCAAAAGTCCTGCAACCTCGGTAAAACACCGTTTAAACGTCTTTAAAATGATTGAAAATGCAATGATCGCAGTCCAGGACCGACTGCTGGAACTGCTCCCCGAGAAGATCGCCTATCTGGCCGAGGATTGGGGACAGCTGGATTTCTACAACGAGCGGCCGCCCGTCAATTTCCCGTGCGTGCTGATCGACATTGCCGAGGCCGAGTTCTCGGACTGCACGCGAAAGGTGCAACTGGGCGAGGCGATCCTGACCGTACGGGTAGCGCACTTCGATCCCGTAAACATTTCAGCCCTCGCACCGAACCGTAACAAAGCATTCCGCATGTTCGTCCTGCTGCGGTTGATCTACACCCAGTTGCAGGGACTCTCCGGAGAGGGGTTTTCGCGCCTTACGCGCACATCCCTGCGGCGGGTGAAACGTGAAGATGCGATCCGTGAATACGTCATGCAGTTCCGGTTCGGCGGGACGGACAACGCAGCCTATAAGCCGCGAAAAAAGGCCGAAGGCGTCCAGATCGACATCACCACGGAACGCTCGTAACGAAACAGCCCGGCAATTTGCCGGGCTGTTTCGCATAAGATTGCTTTTTTTACTATTTTTGAAACAAAACAAGCGTATATGTCCAACTGGAGCAAAATTTGGAAAATCTTGACAACTCCCGTCAACACCCCTAAACCGAAAGAGCATACTCCGACTTCGATAACCCCTGCAGTTCAATGTAATCCGAGCAGTTCCCGGGATCATTGGCTGACCGTACACGTTGCACTTGCCTCTATGCGCGAGTTTCAAGAGTGTAATTCGGACCACACACTACTCAAGAAAGCGGAAAATCTTCGTAATATCATTGAAGAACTCAAAGGGCTATCCGGACAGTCCAACTATTCTGCAATTCTAAAAAAAGGGATCAACGAATTTGAGACGAATTGGCGGACAACCATCACCCCGCAGGAATTTGAACACCTTGAACACCCTGATAAAATGGATATTGACGAGATGATCCGTGAGAAATACTGTTCTCTCGCCTCAAACTACCGCCGCTACTGGGAAAGTGCCATCGCTCAACTGGTGCGGAAATCAGCTATCCTAAAGCGACGGCAATACTTAATAGAAGACATTGATCGTTTCATTGACGGTTTACCAATAAAGTATCCGGAGGTTGTGAGTGAATTGGAAAAATACAAGGCTTTCAACCTGAAGCAGATCGAAAGCCCTGAATAAAATCAATCGAACAGAGTTGGTTGTCGGATGTCCTGCTGCGTGCGTTCGCGTTCTTTGCGGAGCCAGGACAAATAGGCAGCATATTCGACATGAAACTGGTCGTAGATGTACTTTTTCCACACCCATTTCAGACACCTATCCTGCCGCCCGGGTTCATAGTACTGCTTCGTGATCCGCACCGCATGCTCACGTTTTCGGATGTGATTTTTGTTGTTGTATGCCATTTTCCGCAATTATTGACTATCTTTGTAGCAGGTCGGCCTTGTGATAGCAATATTGCAGGGCTTTTTTATGTCAGTTCACCACGGTCGGACCGCCTCCCGGAATGATGTAGATCGGCGTCACCTGAACCGAAGGCCGTGAGGTCGTGGCGGGCTTCTTGTCTCCGATGGCCCGCAGTTTGCGCACCAGTGCTTGCAGTTCCTGCGCATCGAGCATATAGAGCAGACGCCCGCATATCCGCCGCTGCAGCAGGAAACGGTTCACCTTCGTCCAATCCTCGGGCAAAGCGTACATCCCGAGTTTCGTCAGGTGTGCCAGGACCTGCGACCGGAGACGCCGGATCGCGTCAGAGGCCGGGGTCGTCTTGGCACGGTGGGCAAACTCCATATATGCCTGCAGGGCGACGATCTCATTGTCGGTAAGTTCGTCATAGCTGCGGGCATCCCACAACGCCAGGATGTCCTCCCGATTGGGGATCAGGCGGCAGGCCGACATCAGGGTATTGATCCGGCGAACCTTTGCGCCGCGTTCGAATTCGGTCATTTTGTTACAATATTTAATTTAATCATGTTGCTCCCGGCGGCGGAATCGAACCGCCGCAGAAAACCGTTCGGGAATTAGGATTTGATTTTTTTATAAATCTCTCCGCATAAGAACCAGGCGAAAAGAACAAGGTAGATAAGAGGGATAATCCACATCGGGCATGTTACCCACCACCAGGACCAATCTATTTCACCGACCAATTTAAGAACGAAAAAGATAAGAAACATCCATTCCAAAAGTCCAAGTTTCATAGTTACATGCGGTTAAATGACGGTTCGATTCTGTGCCATACACCGCGCTCGTCGCGCTGGTGAAAGTAGAAGTTTATGGCGGTGCCGTTAACGACGTTGCTCTCTTTGAACAGTTGCATGATTTGCGAGTATTCGGGATCGCCGAACTGCGCCTCGAGATCATACAGCTTGCTGATGGACTTGTAGTCCAGATCGCCCTTGCGGTTACGCTCCAGGAGCGTCATTGCCAACTGGTACATCGGATCGTCGGCCCCTTTCTCCCGTCCGCCGATCCATGCCTTCAGGAAGTCGATCAGCCGGGCGGCGGCCACGTCGGCCCGTTCGTCAAAGCATTTTACCCGATTGCATTTCACCTCGAGGCGGAAGTCTCCCTCCTGCACCGAGTAGCCGAGCTGGTCGTCCCGGCGCGTGGCTCCGTACTCCTGCATGATTTTTCGGAAAGCATCGGTCTCGGCCACGACCAGGTCGTAGAACTCGCGCACCCGGCCAGTGATATTGCGGGTTTCGGCTGCCATACGCTTCACGAAGTCGGCCCGCGTCTCCTCATAGTCCCGGCGCCGTTTGTCTGCGGCCTGGCGCTCCTCGGCCCGCTTCTGCTCGAGCAGCTGTTCCAGTTGGTCGGCGGTCATGTCTTTCAGTTCGTCTTTCATAGTGATATTGATTAAGAATTACGTTTGTCGGTGTAAGGTTCCCCGGCGATACTGCAATAGTCGGTCTCCATGTTATGCAGGCCAGAACGCATGTCTTCCAGGTCTTGCTCGATCTGCGCGATCCGCTCCGGGGACAGGCTGTCCCTGTGTTGCATCAGAAAACTTTCTGCTTTGAGAATGTTTTTACGGCGCAATTCGATCATGTATGAAAGACAGTCCAGACTTGCCGCCGATGATTTGGTTAGTTCGATGATCTCGGGCATACTGATTACGATTTGATGGTTTTGATCGCTTTCAGGGCCTCCTTCGAATAATTGTCGAGGAAGGTCTGCCGCATCGCATCCGCGACACTCATAATCTCGTTGATGCTTGCCCCGGTTTGGGCGACTGTCCCGGCAAACCTGCGCAATTCCGCGATCAGTTCCGGGCTGATTTTAATACCGTTTTGCTGTCCCATTGTTGTTGTTTTTCATTATGCCGTACATGGTTCTGAAATAGTCGTCCGTGAGCGCCACGCCGTCCTTGTGCGCGGCGATGATCGCAGGCTCGAGGTAGTCGTTGAGCTCTCGGTAATCGGTGCAGAGCTCGACGAGGATTTTGCGGAGGTTTTCATCCTTGACCTTATACATGAAGTTCTCGAATTTCCGGTCGATCGGCGGCAGAATAATCGTGTTCGCCTTCATCCGGCTTTTGAACTGCGGCACGCCGTTGACACCGCGCAGTTCGAGCCTGTCGAGCAGTTTCAGCAGATCGGCGGTTCCGGCGATCGCAAAGGCCGCATATCCCTTGATCATATCATAGATGGCTTTATAGGCCCGGATACCCGGCAGTTTGGTGTTCTCACCCTCGTCGAGGATCAGCATGTTGCGCTCCCCGCACAGCGCACGGCGCCGGAACTCGGAACCGATCAAGCGCAGACGTGCGCCTTTTTTCGTTGGCATGTCGATGTCGAGCAAGCGACCGATCTCCTCGAGAATGTCATGGATGCCGTCCTCGGCGTTGATCGTCACACGAAACGTGTTGGTCGGATTGGCCTTGCAGTACTGGTCGATCGCCGTGGTCTTGCCGCAGCCTTTTTCGCCGATGATCATCTTCACGCCGCCGAAACGTGCGGTGCAGTTCAGATGCGCACGTTCGAGAGCCGAGATGGCGATCACAAACTGCGGCGTAGGCTCCACCTTCCAAAAGGTTTGCTCGATCTCGAAGCCGATCACCGATGCGATCGCAATGAAATAGCGGTCGGCGATCTCCGTAACCTTGTCAGGGCCGGATTTGTATTCATAGACCCCGTTCAGCAGGTTGGAAAGATACGACGCGCTGATTCCGCAAGTCCTCGCCAAGGCATTCTGCGACATGCCGTGCCGCTGCATGTACTGTTTGGCGGCAGTAATGATTTCGTCTTTTTTGATTTTTTCCATAAGGCGGTTATTTGATGTATTTTGACAAATCGGAAATGTGATTTTTGTGGTAGTCGATCACTGCCTGCTGTTGGACCTGGTCTGCCTTCTTTCGCTCCCGCTCCCGGGCGCGTTGTTTCTTGGCCTCCAGCTTCGCGCGGCCCCGTTCATATTCGGCGGCGCTGATCTGCTCGTGCATGGCGTTGTAATCCTCCTTGGTGGCGTTGTCCCGGATGTTGAAAAGGTAATTCGGAGACAGGATGGCCTTCGCGCGGATCACATCATCGACGAACTCCTCCGTGATGGCGTCATAGGTCTCGCCCTTCTGTATGTGGTGCCCCAGGGCCCGCAGCCCATCGGGCGTAGCTTCTGCGTATGTTTTCGAGGCCAGCGGAGCCGGGGCACAGGTGAACATATAGACCCCGTCCGGCGTGTAAAGATCGGCCCCTTCGGCATCCCAATATACCGTTACCTTCAGATTCGGAGCGTACCCCATATGCCGGGCAATCAGGCCCACGGTTGCCGCATCCGTCGGGATGTCGAACTTATATTTGGCGCCCTGGCGTTCGACCTCGAGAATCGAACGCGCATAGCTGATGTCGCATTTCGACACCTCGCCCGTCACCATCCGGTAACGGCGCGCGTCGTACTGCCCGGCAGCCGGATTCTTGAACTCCCGGAACCATTGTTCCGGCGTCATGCCGCATTTGAGTTGCGTCGTGTTCCACTCACGGATCGCGTTGCCGAGCAGTTCCTGCGCCTCGCTGAAGGTCGGCAAAGACATAAGATAACGATAGTCCGGATTTGCCATGCTTTCCAGGCTCCGGGCATCCCATGAGGTTTCCGGGAGGTTGAAGTAACTTTTGAAATGGCGCTTAAACAGTCGGAAGATCATTTCCGCGGGGTTTGCTTGCGAATCGTGCGGCGCAATGGTGCGGTGATGGGCGCAGGCCAATGACAAAAATGCCTGTGATTCGGCCCCGGTATAGGCTCCGTGGTTGTCCGACAGGAAATCCATCACCTCGGTCTTGCCGTTGTCCAACAGCGCCATGCGCATCGCGTCGCGCAGCATCCGGAAATCCTCGACATGTTCGCCCTTGCGGCTGACCGAATAGCCCACCATGTAGCGGCTGCCGACATCCGTGATCAGCAT